ATCCCCCTCTTCTTCTAACGCTAAAGGTCCAACCCCAGATGCTGAACTCTCTTCCGTTGCTGTGACCACATCTTCCTCCACAACAACATCTTTCTTTCCCGGCTTAAACCCTAGATCTTCTTTCAATGTAACAATATCAGGGATATTATAATGAGTGGACATGGACTCCCTGAATTTAGATAGCTTATCCTCATCTTCCATATCGGCTTTAAAATCCTCAAAGCTAGGCATAGTAAAATGCACTTCTGCATTATTATATAATTTTAATAAAATTTCTTCGTTCATATTAATATGCGTTTGTTTTATTTGTTGATCCTACTTTACCGTAAAGATTTTTATTAAGATATTGATCAAAACTTTCCATTTGTCCGCCATCGCTTAATTTAAACTCATCCTCTTTAGTTCTTCTTGTATTGGATATTCGATATACTTCTATAAATCCATCAAGACCTGCTTTCCCTCCAATGCCAGTTGGCTTTTCTACATATTTAACTTCTAAAGTTCCAGTTAAATCCCCAACATATGATAATCCATTAAGGGTTTCAGCTAGCAGGGTATTAGCTTTATTAACGTCTACTTCATCAGCCTTAAATTTTTGTCCCCAAGGTAATTCATCAAGCTGTCTTTCTTTGTACTTATTTATTTCTGTTAAGTTAAAGTTTTGAATTTCTTGCTTATCAGTAAGTTTAGGGGGTTTGGCTATGTTAGCTCTAGATTTTATAAGTCTTTCAGTTGCAGTAGCGTCAAGCTCTCTTTTAGGGTTGCTAAATGCTCCAGCTCCATTGGCAGAGATTTCATGTACCATTCGCATAAAACCATCGTATTCGTCGTCACTTAAGAAAGCTGTATCCGGCGAATTATTTTCTGGGTCTATAATAAACTCCCCAAATTGGTTGGTAATTGGGGTTGGTTTGTCCTCCCGCTCCGCTTTGCCTTCCGCATTTTTATATATAGATCCATCTTTATTTCTTTTAAAAAATCTGTATCCTATAGCATCACTGCCAGGGATACTCTCCCCTATTCCCTTTTCTTGTAAAAGGTCTAGCATTGACCCCACCCCATTTTTTATAATCAATTCGCCATACCCCGAAGCGGCTGCATCAACAGAAGAATATAGCTTATCTGAATCAATGCTTTCCACATTATATATAGCTTGTACAAAGCCCCTTCCTGGCACTTCCCCTGCGTCTTCTGTGGTTGACTTTTTTATAAACATATCAGCGGGTGTGCTGTCCGAATTTAAAATTTTTAACTCTTTTAGTATCGTTTGAGTCCCCCCAACAACATCAGGGTTTATTCTATAGCTAACTCTATTAAATGTTGTTTCGGGGGTAGAGCCACCTAGAAAGTTAGCATAGTCTTTTATTTTAACCCCATCTTTTTCACGCAGAAGGTAATCGTGGTATTCTCCGTCATCGCCTAGCTCAGCACCATAGCCTGATTCCCACCCAGTTCCAGGGGAGTATGCTTCTAAAAAGCGGCTATCCTTAACCGAGGCAGCAGAAATCATTCCTGCCTTGCTTCCAACTCCTTTTGATATATCGGTAACTATTTGGCTATCTGATGCTTCTAAGTCAGCTAGCCTTTTTGGCATATTATTAAAAAATTGTTGACCATTTGCAGCTTTTGTAGCTAATCTATTAAATTCCTCTGTGCCAGGTACTGCCCCGCCCGCCAAAAGTCTTATCCTTGCTGCAGCAGTTTGTTCTGAAATGCTTCTAGTAGTATTCGTAATACTTTGAGCGTTAATTGTACTATTTTTAATGTTTGAATTTCCAATAGCAAGGCGACTAGCTTCCTCTGTATAAATTTTTCTTATAGCTTTATCGCTTTCTTCTTTTTGTTTAGCTCTTATTTTGGATTGTGCCAATGAAACTTGCAAAATTTTATTAAAATTAGCAGAAAGTTTTTCTGTTGTAGCTCTAGATATTTTTCCTGATTGTGTATCAACTAGCGATGCTGGTTTTCTATATGTGCCCATGTTTATTTATTATTTTTATTAACCCAAGCCCCCAAAGCCTTTGCTTATATTTCCACTACCAAAGCCTGTGCTAGGTATACTTGCACTGCTTTTCTTACCAAGGCTACCAAGGTCAAACTGCCCACTGCTAATTCCTGCCCCTGCTAAACTACCGGCCATATCTCCTAATGCACCAATACCGCTAGAAAAGGCCCCTCTACGATCAACTACCGCTTGCATTTCTCTTGCTCTTTGCTCATCAGCTAATGCTTGTGTTCTATCTAATTGTTCCACAACACGGGCCTCTGCTCTTAATCCTTCTTCTAATTTTTTCTGTTGTAAAACTGCTTCCCCCTCAGCTCTTAATTTTTCATTAGCTACCTCTTGTTTTTCTATGCTAGCAGAAACACCTTTTTTACTTGACAAAGCTGCTTGTGCTAATGCTGTAGCACCACCTGCTGCTCCACCCGTTGCCCTAATTGTATCTAATGTATTTGCTAAAGCAATATCTGTTTGCTCAATTTGCATTTCTGCGGCTTGTGTTGCAACACCCAGGTTAGCATAGGTATTACTAAATTGCCCTTCAAAATTATCTACAACATCTCTTCTTTCTTGTTCTAGGTTAGTTAAAGTAGTCTCCAAAGCTTCTCTTTTAGCTTTAGCGTCTTTTTCATCTTTTTTTGCATTAGACATGCCTACTATAGTATTAGTTATAGCTGCTCCCGCTTGTACGGCTAACATTGCCCCCATTAGTGCCATATTATTTTATTTTTTTAAGATTTAACATAGTTTGATGATACTGCAAATAAAGTTTTAGTTCCACCTACATCTGTTGTACTATCCGTACTTATTTTTACTGTTGCAAAGTACCCTTTAATTCCACTCATACTAGCTCCTGGAAGAACTTGACCCGGCATTCCAAAAGAGATAGGCTGCGTCACAGCTCCCGTAGATTCAACACCCTTGTTAACTAAATTAGCGTAATATTTATTTTCTCTTCTATCAAAACCAGCTCTGTATGTTACGCCACCTTCTATGTATGCACCCTCATCGTAACTGTACACAAGGGCCGTTGTGTCTTGGTAGTTAATTGATTCTAGACTAAGTCCTGTGGGATCTGATAAAAAATAATCTGACTGCCATCCGTTAGACCCTTCATAATTCACCGTTTGGAAATTTTTAGATATAGAAACATTAGGATTGAAAGACAATGTAACAGATGTTGGATAATACGTTCCATAGAAAGTCCCTCTATTATTAATTACTTGTTCATCGTAATGTTTCCAAATAGACGGGCCATTACAAGTATAATAACTACTATTTAATGTGCCTCCAAATCTAGGGTCGTAATCCCAGAAACTAGTCCATGCATTATTTGCTTCATTAAATGACACTGTGTTGTATGTCTCTACATCATTAACATCATCAAACACTTGCATTGATACAACATACTTATCATGGTAGTTATCGTATGCCCCCACAATTTTATCGTTAACATAGCTAAATAAAGATACTTCCCCTTGAATAATACCATTTACTAAAATAGGATTATCAAAAATAATATCTATATCATTCTCCCCAACATATATAACTACATAGGGTGTTGCACCTGTTGCAAAGAAAAGATCTATACCTTGAACATAAAGGTTGTTAGGTGTAACCCCAATTATACCCATACCTATCTCTATATTGCCTGTTTGTTTTTCTAACTCCTCCTGTGTTAAATAAGCTCCATCTAAAAATAATTTAATAGCTCTTTTATCTACAGGATCAGTTAATTCAGCCGTAAAAGTATTTTCTTTTGATTTATTTATAGTGGTAACAGTAGATAGGTCATCTCTAAAAAAGTCCCTCATTCCATACGAGCTTATTTCCGTTATACCATCCCTTGATAACCTTAATATAGCCCCCCTGCTTCTATCTGAAAAATACATTCTGTATCCTTTAAAGGCAAAAGATTCTGGGTTTTGACTAATACCATACTCGCCAGAGTACTGATTAATCTGTCCTAAAACAAGTCTTGACGCCGTTAATGCAGGATTGCCATCGGCGGTGTATATTGCATCCTTGTCTACTAAAGCATTACTAACTTTATCTTCTTGAAATATTATTAAGTTAGTGTCAGTGGTGTATAACTTTTGTATGCCTCCGTATCTTGGGTCAACTTCCTTTGTTATATTTTCCCCAGTAGAAAAAACATTGGTTTCGTTTAATCCAGTTAATTGATTATATAAACCAGAATATATTATTCCATTGCTAAGTATTAACTCTGAGTCTTCAGACTCTGTTATGTATGCCTTTACTCCAAAATCTACCGATGTATTATTGTATCCCCCTCGTATTCTAGACTCTTCTATATACCAATAGTTATCCTCGTAAGATGATCCATCTAAAACATATAAAGGGAATACTGGGTATCCATCCATATTGCTCCAGGCTAAACCAGGCCAGACAGCGGCCCCTGAGGATTGAGTGGAAATGTTCTCCCCCACCCCTGTGGCAACCTTTTTTAATAAAAAAGAATTAAAGTATTGTACTTCTGTAGTAGCGCTCATTTATATATTTTTTTGGATATTACAGGTCAGGGTTGTTTACTTTTAAGGTAAAGAGAAAGTTTTGTATAATTTTAGACCCAGCACCTCTATTGGCAACAAGTGTTGGAGGACTGTTTGGTGAAGTCGTAACTATATTGTTATAAGCCGCATCAAATATCTCCATATTTATTAAGTATTCTGTTGTCACGCTTGAATTTTGAAGATTTTGACCTGGGGTGTACAATCCTGGAAATTCAATGTATTCCCCTGTATTTCTATCTTCCTCAAATCTTCTTAACAAAGAAGTAACATTCGGATTAAATACCCGTACCTGAGCTAAATTTATTTCTAACGACTCTGGTAAAGAACTTGCACTTCCTGAAGAATTATCAACAAGTCTTACATAGTCCGATGCAGTCCTTCTACTATCCCAAAAATGAGTAAAGCCAGCTGGGAGGTTTGGGAGTCTTATAAAAACATTTTTTATTTTTATTGAAAGCCCTTGTTTGTCAAGTAAGTTACTTCTTGCCCCATTTCTAAAATCAAATTTAAACCCTGTATCAATAAACCCATTATTACCTGTCGCGGGGAGATCAAAGTTGTATGAACCCCAGAATATTGAGTTACCAGTAGAGGGTATTTGTACACCTAAAGATAAGTCACTGTTCATTTCAATAGCATATCCCATTATGCCTGGGTTAGCAATTCTAGTGTTGTTACCTGTGTCAGATATAGGTGGTGAATTTTTTAATATACTTTCTGACGCATTTACAGTTACAGTACTCTTTAATACTTCTGTAGCACCTTCTTGTGTAACGGTAAACTCTATTGTAAACTTGTATTTGTCGTTATTGCGACTATTAGCTGTATAAACAAAACTAGCACTTGAAGATGTTTTTATAAACCACCCAACAGTATCACTAGGTTGTAATTCAAAAAGATTACTACCCGTTATATCTATGTCTTCATCTTTCCCTGTAAAAACAGATACTATTTTTGCAATAACAGTTACACCCTCAACGGTTTGTAAGTTAAGTCCTTGGTAATTATTAACAATAAACGCGCTTCCAGCATTATTTAATATAGTGTTGGGGAGGTCACTTTCATTAAGATTGAAAGACCAATTTTTAATTTCAACAGCCGTTAATCCAGCATCCCCAAATTCTATATCCGTGTTAAGCTCAGATATTAATCCTGATGTGCTGGTCTCATAAAATATATCTATTTCAGACCTCGTTGGGGCTGTTTCGTAAACGTTTAATGTTGTTTTCTTAAACGTTATAGGGAAATCTGATGGAACTGACGGATTTGACGTTGATGCGGGAAACCCACCAATAGCACCAATTGTTTTTTGAGTAGATATTCTACCTATAAGTGGATTGAGACCCACAGCATTAACCTTTGGCATACCATAAAACGGGGACTTAGTATAAGCTACTCCGTCTACATCTTCATCTAATCCTGTTTCATCTCTTAATCCTATGCTTACAACTTTGTCTGGAGTAGTACTAGGTATAAACTGAAAAGAATTGGATTGTCTTTCTATATATATTGAGTTAGTAACTCTACCAAACAACCTTTCAGAGCTTGAAAACTGCACTTGATTTGGGCCAACCTCATTTAAGTCTCTTGGAACTTTATTTATATTGTCAGAAAATAATGTTATAAAAGCTACACTGTTTGATACTATTCTTGCAGTAGTGGGAGTACCAAATTGGGGTGAGTTATTTAGTATGCTTGGCAAATATACATTGTAATATTCTTGCTCTTTTTGTTGTACCACTAACTTGTAGCTGTACCAACCCAATGGATTTTCTGAGCTATATAAACCAGCATATCCTGGAGAGGAAATTTCAGATGGTATTAATTTTAACCACAAAGCTTTAATTGAACTTCCTCTATATACATTTGGCCGCTGGCCTTGCCCTGATATGAAATCTGTATTACCAACATTATAATTATTGTACCCAGTTGAAAAATCAGATAGGATTACATCGGATTGCCTTCCAAACCTATCAGATAATACCACCCCAAGTGTGTATGACCTGTTTTGTTTTAATACGTGGTTTGGATACTCTATTTCGCTGTAAGAACCAAGCTGGCCTAGCTTTGCTTTTTCGCCTAAAGCTATGGTATACCCTAAAGTTTTTGGCCTAGCAGTTCTTACTAAATAATTTCCGTACATCACCCTGTTGCCAGCGACTTCTTGAGCCTTAGCTCTAATTGGCACTTTGTCTGAAGCCCTTGATGTTTCGTTTGATGGTAAGGTTTTTATAGGGGCCTGAGATGTATAATTGTACGTTATTCTATTTGTGTCTGTTATTGCCCGCAACTCTTCAGTCGTAATAGTGTTAACAACCTTGATGGCTACCTGGTCTGACTCCTTATATAAAATGTCAATTTCTTTTACATGCAAGTCATCTGGTAGTGCACTAACTGTTGAGACACCCTCTGGCATAGTAATAACGATACCAACAGTGTTTACTTTGTTTTCCATAAATGACACTATTGTGCTCTGCACAGCATTAACCTCGTCTGACTGAGCCGCATCATCATTTATATTAGTTGGCCCTCCGCCTGTATCACTTTGTTTATCTAAAAAATATCCATCTTGCTTTGGTATAAATGCTGCCTGCGTGAATGGCGCCGTAAGGGAGTACTCGTCGTTGTCGTACTTAAACCTGTAGCTAAATCTAACAAATTTATCTGAAAGATATTCACTATCCCCTCTAAAATTAGCATCGTAGTATGGGTTAGCACCTATAAGAATTTTTATTGGTTTATCAGGATTTTCAGGAATTGTTGTGAGGCTATCATGATATATTATGCATACTCCCGGTCTGGTAGTAGGTATGGCAGCTGGAAGGCTTGTGGCTATGGGAGGAAAAGGCTTATTAAAATTTTTAGACCTAACTTGGGTTATTTTTGTTCCAGGACTTAAAGCTGTATCATTAGAAGTAATATATGCGCCAATCCAATTATTAAGCTTACCGTAATTAGGAGGCCCGAAGCTTAAGTCGGCTATCTCAAATGTTTTACTGGCATTATCAACATTTGATATTTCCCAGTATTGCATACCAGGCAAACCTTCAGAGGTCACGTCCTTCATTGTGGAATCTTTAAAAAGATTACCATCCCGAACCAATAACTTTATTTCCCCTATCATATTAGATACAGGGCCTATTGCAGCATCTAACCTAGCAGCAGTTATTGTAACCTTTTGCCCTGCTGCGTAACCAGTACCAGTTGTGTACGTAGGGTAGTTAGTGGCATATACGGTTGCAGCTATTACTTCATTATTTTCTGCATATATTGCAAACTGGCCGTCAGCTCCACCACCATCTGCAAAAGTTCCAAAGTATTGACCATTATCAATGTTTGCTGGCTGCAGTTCAACCCGCATTGGGCTGTTATCTAATAAGCTACCTATAGGACTATTTGATGCTAACATAGGTGGCTGCCACGGGTAATACTTAGCAACAGATATGTTATCTTCATTACTATAATATCCTGGAACTTCTAGGGCCTTTTGAATGTTTATTTTCCTTGGTTGATTTCTGTTGTCTGTAAAAAACAATAACTCTTCTAATAGATTTATGCCAAGCACTGGCTTTGTCTTTGAAAAATTTAAAAACGATCCACTAACAAGTACACTGCCCTGCACCTTGTTTACGTCGTACATGCATATGTAATGGCTTGATCCAGTAAAATCCCCTACATTTTCAACAATCTTTGCACTTGCCGCAAAGTTATCTAAACCATTAGCTGATGTATCATTCCAGTTCGTAATAAAGCAAAATAATCTATCTCCTGTAGTATCTATATAAAAACCTATTATTTCAAGACCTTTATCTGTAAGACCAAAATCTGTTTCTATTATATTCCCAGGAACATTTTGTAGCTGCCCGGAGTCTCCTCCCTCAGAGTTTATTATAACAGCATTTCTTGCATCTATATACTCTTTATTTGAAACCAGCCTAGGAGTAAGATCTTTATTCATCTTAGCCCCTAGAAAAAGATTTTTAATCTCTGCCATATTTTATGATTTTATCCATTTAGATTTTCCTCTCATTATCTGAGTAAGCTCTTCTATTTTAATATTAGATAATCTTATCTTTGCATTCCTTAGTTTAGCGCTTCTTTCTCTTCGTAATCGCTGAACAATGTACTCTGGCTGATTAATACGGGTAGAGATGATCGCATGGCTTATATGGGCGTACATAGCGTCCTCTATCATTTTAGGGACCCTAGTATCCAAATCGTACGCTAAACCGTCTGAGATGTACTCTATAACGATTAAACGATCCTTTAAATTACTTGAGAATGTAAATACTCCTCTTACTTCATCAATACCAAACCATCCGTTGCTTTGAGTTAACGATGGGTCCAAACCGTATCTTTGACCGTAGGCTCCTCCCCAATATATGTTACCCATATTAATTCCATCAATGTCAAACCCTGCATTAACAGAGTCCGCATTAAACAATCCTGTTATTTTTTTATCTTCAGCAGATCTCCATCTTTCCACTGTTTGTGGTGGATCTGTGTCTACGTTTTCTTCAAGGTTGTCTTGAACTATTTGCCCTGTTGAGTCTTGTTCTGGAGCTTGTGCTGGATTTATTGTAAGGTTTGTATTTGGATATATAATTCTCTTTACACCAGAATCATCAATCCAAGATAATCTAACGTAGTTTACGTAGTCTTGCGGTATAACCGCGGTTAAACTTGGAGATATAGTTAACTCTTGAGACTTAATAGTTCTCAATGTATCGTAACTAAACTCTTGCATCCCACGTTTTGCGTGAAATATTATGTCAGTTCTTTTAGCACTTAGTATAAGCTTGCCTGCCCCAACGTAAGCAACCATAAAGTTATTGATAACATCATTTAACGAGGTGTACTGATATCCTCCATAGTTGCTTTCTTTTGCAGTCTCAATAAGAAATACAACTATAGAAGACCCATTAGGGGGTAATTCATCTGGAGGTGTTTCGGCTGAAAATCTTATAGTATCATTTCCTACTAATTGATAATTAGTTACAACAATTCCACTAAGTGTTACAAAAAAATTTGTATTAGAAACTCCTGGAATAGTTGCAATTAAATCAGTATTAAATGTGCAAACAAAGTCTGACTGAGTTCCAGTTCCTTTAAAAGACTGCTGTCCAGCGTAGTATTGTGCATTAGTTTCGGTGATTAAACCACCATTTGGATTTGACATATCTTATTAGCTTTTTTCGTTCATTTCTTCTCTTTGCACTTGACTTGCTGCAACCTGTATTATTTGTGGGTCTTTAACAACAACTCCAAAGTAAAACAATGTTCTAAGTATTACATCTGTTTGCTCAGATACATCAAGCTCTATTTGTGTAGAACCGTATGTGCTATTAGCATTAAAGTTAGCGGCTGTTAGAGTTATTACTAAGTCACCCCCAACTCCCCCACCAAAACTAGATCCAGCAAAAGTAACCGTATCTCCAGAAATGTAGCCTGCTCCAGAACTAGTAACATCTATAGTTGTAACATTTGCTGAACCATTAACTCCTGAAGTAGTAATTGTCACAGTTAACCCAGCCCCTGAACCAGATGTAGAACTTTGCGTAACTCCACTTGATGTTGTTACGTTTTTATTTGCTGGATTTGTACTAATGCTAGATGTTAAAGTTCCAGCTCCTGTGTTTATTAAGCTTGATCCATAAACGGTTGGGTCGTAAATGTATTGCCCGACGGCTCCAATAGCATATCCCCATCTAGGGTCTTTTGGCTTTCTTAAAAAGTTTACATTTATTTGGCTAGTAACCGTATCAGGCTTTACATAAAGTCTGTCGTTCTCAAGTAAGTACGTTGGAAATGATTCTGTAGATTTTGTTAATGGAGATTTTTGAATGTTATAGAACTCCATTCTTTGAAGCCTTTGTAATTCAACTTGTTCTTTATAAGACACAGTCCCCAATGTGAATAGCTCTACTGTGTTGCCATAAATATCTGTAGTTGGCAAAGAAAAGTGAGCCGGTATTGTTCCAGCTGTAGGAACATATGTTGCTGGTCCTTCTGTTTTAAATATAGACAAATGTTCATCAACTGAAGCCACACGGTCAGCATAGTCTGTATCGCTTTGTGGCACTCTTAATTGTTGATTTAAATCGTTGTGATAATTGCCGAATATTTCTAATTGCACTTGCGCTGAGATCTTATTAAACTCATCTGGAGTTACATAGCCTCTTTCTTCCTTGTTAAGGATTAGCAGTACAGTTCTATATACGGTATTTACATTTATTGCCATATTTTTATTTTGTTTTATTATATGGGTAGACCAACATTTAAGTTAGCCTACCCTTATAAATATAGTTACGTGTTATCCAAACTTTTTCTCTATGCTCGAATATACCTGCATACCCTCATCAGTTTTAAACCAACGAGCTAATGCAGAGTATGGATGCTCTTCAAAAGGAACTGTCATAAGTTTCTTCCCATTTGATGCCCACATAAAGGTTTTTTGATCACCCGATATAGATAGTACGCCTGCTTCAACAGCTCTAATACCAAAGCTTCTAAGCTCTACGTTTTCGTCATTTGCTAAGCTTATAAATAAAGCCGGATTACTTTTAGCAAGTAACATTAAGTCTCGCTTAAGCTCTTTGCTTGTCATTTTGTTTACATTGCTTCCTAGTTCTGTTCTAAGAATTGCTTCCGCATGATCTACGTCTAACCCTTGTGCTAATACTAAAGCCTCTATTTCAAGGTTAATATCTTCTAGATCATCTACCGCTTCAGCAACCTCATCTTGCTCCGCATATGTCATTCCTTTTTGTGGATGATATAAAGATAATAACTTTTGTAAGCTTTGTTTTTTTCTAGGTACCATTAGTACGCCATCTTTAAACACAATATGAGCTAATGTTGATGGACCTTTTTGTTCATCTACAAAAGGAGATATTTGGTTTGTTGCATACCTAAGTTCTCTTTCGTAACCTAACTCTTCATCAAAGTACATTAAAGGATGTCTTTGTGAATGTTTAGCAGCTAAAGTAAAGCTTAACGGGGACCTATTGCTTGTTAAGTAATATCTTCTGTCTTTAATTTCCCACCTAGGGTCTGCGCTTTCTTGCTCAGTACTAACGGGGTGAGCTATAGCTTCTTCTTGTACTATAGTCTCTTCAATAATAATTTCTTTTTTTGGGGCAGCACTTGCTTGTACTGCTTTTCTTTTTGGGGCTTTTGTTGCCATAATATATAATAAAATTTAATAAAAAAATAAAAGTAATAGTTACCCCCGCCTAATTGACGAGGGTAACATTACAATAATGAACTACTATGATTTTGTAAATAATACAAAGTTGTTAGCAGCTTGTGTAACTAAACATCTTTCAGATAAGAAGTTTACTGTCATTGAATCAAAGCTAGAAGTAGCAGCACCCCCAACAGATCCAGTAATCCAAGACTTCATTCTTCTGTCGTCAGCCTCTGAAGCTCTATAACGTACGTGTAAGAATGGTCGTCTGATGTTAGTACCTAGCATTTGATCGTATACTGTGCTTGTTCCTGCTGGAACTAATACACCTTCTACATCATCAACTAAACCACGAGTGGTAGCATCGTTTAAGTATTTCCAATCAGTCTTGTAAAAGTCGTAAGAACCTCTTCTGAAACCGTCAAATCCCAAGTTCAATGCCATTTCTTCAGAGTTTTCAAATACACCGTAAGATGTACCACCTGCTCCGTAAGAATTTTGTGCAGCTAACATATCATCAAAGTCTAAAGAAGTAGCTCTGTCTAAGAATAACATGTTCTCTTCAATAGCCCCTTGCTTATCAAGATTTGCTAAAATTAAATCAAAGTCTCCTAAAGCACTTCGTGTTCCAGCACCACCGGCTCCAGCGCCGCTTGCATAGTTTTGGTATACGTTACCTCTTGCAGTAATAGCAGCAAAAAGACCTTCAGTACCAGAGTTATCTCCTAAAAGAGCACCAACAGTTCCTGCAGTTGTTCCATTTGTATTTAACTCACCTTCAACCATTGCCATTTCTAAATAGTCTTGGAAACGTAATCTTGTTTCTCCTTCAGACTTCAAGTACCATAGGTACCCTGATGTTCCATCTTCAGCAGCAACTTCAACCCATCCAATTTGTGCAGCATCAGAACCATTTACTTCGTAATTGTCTCTAATGATAATTGGCTTGTTATTGAACTGTGTAAATGAAGCTTCTAAAGAACCTCCCATTCTGTCAGATCCTTTAACAAACTCTGAACCAAATACAAATAAATTTACTGGATCAGAGGTATCAAAAGAAACGTTTAAGCTAGCTTCTGTGTAAGGTAAAGCTGTAACAACATTACCAGTAACACCGCTAACATAAGCTTTAACTACTTTCCCTGCATCAGCATCAGGTGAAGCTACTTTGTTTTGAACAACGATAGTTGCACCTATTCTAATTGAGTTAATGTGATCTGCTCCTAAAGTAATTGCTCCGTTAGCAGCATCTGTAACAGTAACAGATAAATCACCTGCTCCATTTTCATATCCAATGTGCAATCTGTTTTGCTCAGACCATACAACTTGGTCAGAAGTCATTGGCATTTCAGCACCTACCATTCTTAAGAATCCTGATAGAGTTCTATTTCCGTATCGCTCTACCTCAGCTTCGTAAAGCTCTGGTAAATATTGTTGTGCGAAGTTATTTACTGGGTCTCCGCCTGCAGCGTTACCTGTAAAATCTAAATAATTGGAAGTTGATGCGCTTTTAGTAGGCATCGGTTGTAAGCTAAACTTTCCTAGTGGATCGTTAGCTGTTGGAAAAAATTGTCCCATTTTGTTTTGTTTTTTTAATTGTTAAATTGTGATTTTTTAATTCTTAGTTTTGAAGAATCCGCTCCGGTTACGGACTTAATTCTAATACCATTTACAAAAACTGCATCGCCAGCTGTTTGTCTTGGAGTGTTTGATATGTTCTTAGAACTATCTACAACATCCTTAACAGCGTCTGCTTTGCCTTGTTCATAAAAGTGATTAGCAATCTGATCCATATTTTGAGCAGCATACATTGCTTTGTGATAACCTTCGTGATTAATTATCTCGCCTTGTTCGTCGACAAACTTTTTGACAAAATTATCAATACTAGATTGTTGCTCAGCAATTTTACTTGGGTTATTAATGCCATACCTAAATTTCTTTCCTCCGACTTCGTATTCAAAACCTTTGAAATTGTCGTTTAAAAGATTAGATGTAGCTTTTTTAAACCTATCGCGCTTCTGCTCGCTTAAGCTTGCTTCTTCATTGTATCGGTTGAAAAAGTCCATTGCTTTTTTCTGCTCTTGGGTTACGCCTGGTCTTAACTTAATCTCATCGTAGTATTTACCCTTCAAGGTTTCTAAAAAGCTTTTGGCTTCTGCAACTTCTTCTTTATACGCTAATTTTCTTTTACGTATATCTCTTTCTTCATCAATATCTTCGTCATACGAAAAATTGTCTTCTAAAAGGAATTTTATTTCTTCATCGTTTAGATGAGGTTTACTTTTTTTATAGTACTCTTTTAAAAGTACATCATTGTCCACGTTTGAGTAATCTGCATTAAGCCTAACATAGTCTTCTACATTTCCTCCCGTTTCTTCCATAAAGGCAACAAGCTTCTCAACGTTCTCAGGCAACGGCTTACCCGTAATCTTTTCGTCTCTGATTGCTTCTTTAGCTTCCTTTACAACTTCTTTTACTTCTTTAGCTTCTTCTTCAGTTATTTCTTGGATGCCAGCAAACCCTTCATCTTGAATGGCGCTTTTCCCTGATGGTACTTCTGTATCCACTTCTTGTACAGTTTCGGCTGGTTTATCTGCAACCACTGTTGTTGTTTCTTGCTCTTTATCGGCATTGTCTTTTTTTAAATCAACCTTAATAACATCCTCCTCAACTTTACCTTTAGCAGATAAATCTACTTTAATAGTCTCGGTTTCTTTATTAAACTTTTTCATTTTAGGTTTACTTTTTATTTTAAAGTCCCCCTCTTGTTTTACTTCTTCTGGCATAATATAATATAATATAAATTAAAAAATTCTATTTAGGCCCGAACTTCTCTAGCCCAAAGCCCCCTAATACATCATTACCTGAACTTTCAAAGTTTTTCGGTAATAGGTTATTTTTTCTTTGGTCAATCATTTCGGACTGCTGTGTACCTGTTATTTTTACACGCTTATCTTTTCTGTCCTCTATTTCTTTTTCTCTTTCAGACTCAGACTTGATTCGCGCTTGGGCTAGTTGCATGTTAAAGTTAAACTCTTCAGTCATAAGCTCTCTCTTTATTTGGGCTTCTGTTTGCATTCTTTGTATCTCAAACTGTGATTTAGCTTGCTCAAGATTAACTTTTTCTGCTGTCAATGCCTGCTGCTTCTGCACTTCGGCCATAGCTGTTTGCTCCGCTAGCTGCGCATTCGCTTGCGCTTGCGCTTGTATGTTAGCTTGTTGTGCTTGTTGCGCGGCCTGCGCTTTTTCTTTTCTTCTAGTTTTTAGTATCTCGTTTGCTAACTGCAAATTCTTCACTTGCCTAATGTCAATAGCATCTTCTAGATTAATACCCCCTGATTGTAAGGCAACTTGTATATTTTGTTCTAGCTGTGCTTTTTCTTCTTCATCTGGCTCTAATTCTAAGAATATACCGAAGTCATGTAGGTTAAGCTCCTTTATACTATCCAACGTAGCAACATTAAAATGCGTTATACTGTTCTTTAATGAATTTGCAGTTAAAGCGTATTCTAATGAATCAGCTATTCTTCTTGAAACGTTTTCGCACGTTCTAAGAGCTAAATAGCAGCTTGCTTGCAATATATGTCTGGTTGCCACATTAGATTGATTAGCGGCCATCTTTTGCAGCCCTACGAGTGCATCTTTAGCCGGGGCAGAACCATCTCTTGCTTCATTTAATCCCGTAACATCCCGTATCATTTGTAAATAGTATTGATAGGTTTGTATTAGCGATTGTATTTTTGCACCACCACTCGATGTCTGCAATTCTTGAATTGGCACCTTTCCTCTGTTTAATTCGCCATCTTGTGTCATAGACCTACCTAAAACACTACCTGTTTGGAAATACATATTAAGTGCTTCTGCAGGATTATAGTTTGTTCCGTTTCCTAAATCAACTTCTGCTAAGCCGTCAACATCTAAGAATACTCCGTCTGGAACCATTCTAGACATTACTTGCTGCAGCTTAAGATGAGTTAACTGAATCATATCAGCAAACCCCGTAATCTTACTTACAACAGACTCAATTCTTCCATTGTACATTCTTGGCGCACATATTGCATAATTCATCTCTACCTTAGTAGTGTCTGCAAATGGTCTTGTCATATTCTCCGCAAGCTTCCATTCTAGCATCTGATTATTACCTAATACTTTTGCTCCACTATATAATACCTCTATACTTCTTGATACTCTTTTAAATGTATCATTTTCTGGTGGGTTAAAGCTATCCGTCTTTTGTATTGCTTTTTCTAATCCGTTAGCGCCCTGCTTTATTTTAAATACTTGATTGTTGTATGTCTTGTATTCAAAGTATAATATTTGCACTGTATTTTCGTCGTACCCTTGCCATCCTGAAACATAGTTTCTATTGCCTGGCATTTCTTCAATACGCTTAAGTTCTTCCTCTGGTATGTTTGGAAATTGCTTTTTAAGTTCTGGTATTGACACTGATTTTACTTCGCCAACATAGTATATGTCTTCAAAGTTTGGATCATCAGTGTAAGAGTAAACCATATTTGATGGGTCGCAATACTCAGTAACAACACCATTAGCCTTGTTCCAAGTTGTTTTTACTGCACCTATTCCTAATACGGTTAAATCGTAGTTAAATCTTTTTCTAATCTCATTAAACTTGTTTTTAGCAAGCACTTGGTTTATAACCTCTTCTTCAGCTATCTCTATTGATTGCTTATAATCAAGCTGCATATGAGTAGCTAACTCTTCCGGTGTATCAGGAAGCTTGTCAGGGTTATCTGTATTAAATGCGTCAATCCCAGTTTGTTCCTTTAGCTTAAGCAACTGTTCCTTCATTATGATGTCTTGCAACATCTTTTCAGCATAGTCAGTTCTTTTCTTTGTAGAGCCAGGATCTTGCGCGTAAGCTTTTATTTCGTATTCCTTTTCTGTTATCCCGTTAGATACTATATCCACGAACTTTGAAATTACTGGTACTGGTTTCCAATCAAGATTTAAATAAGATAAATCACCGTTTATTGCTAATTCGTCTTTATATTTTTGTACCGGCTGTTCACCCCTCGCGTATAATCTAAGCGAATGGAAATGATTGGTGTTTGTAGCAAATCTATTGCCAACTCCCCCTTGTTGAAACCATTCTGCTTCGATTGCTCTACCAACCTGAACGCCATATTCATAGCTTGATTTTTCCTCATCACTAACTACTTGGCTAGGGAATACACTGTTTGGATTTGCGCCTACGTTCATTTAATTTATTATTTTTGAATAATTCCCAGAATTGTCGTATCTCTTCATTCCTAGATTTATATTTTTTCTTACTACTTTATTTACTGGTGCGTACCTGTTTCTATTACAAGCCATAATAGCCAAGCCGGAACTAATAGAAGCATCGTGCTTCGTTCTATTGTTTATATTAAATCTTGCCCAATCTTCTAACGTCCTTTGAAAGTAAACGTCCCCCATTTCATCATCACCTAAAATTCCAACAAGTTCCTCTATATATGTTTCTATTGCAGCAGCATGCGCTTGCATTATGTCTTGGCTTGAGTTAGGTATACCACCTATTTCTCTTTCTGTTACTGATAGCTTAGTATGTGATTTATCTGGCCTATTCATTGAATAGCCTCTATACCCTCTGTTCTTAAGGTGATATAATAATCTAGGCTTGTTATTTTCTGCTAGTATTGGCATACCGTAAAATACGCAAGCCATTAATACATCTTCAAAAAATATCTCTGCAGTTTGCGGCCTAGCAATATACTCTAAAAAGAAATGATTAGTTGGGGCTTCTTCCATACTAAACTTTGTTAATCCGTGCAACGCCCCATTTGACCCTCTGCTATCTACTGTTCCTGATATATCGTAACTGTCACACCCAAATGCTCCCAAGTGTTCATTGCCCGGGTAATTTGTTCCGTGCTTAGATATAATCCTATTTTGTAAACTAATAGGGGGTATCCATGAAACATAAAATCTCCCATCTTTATTTGGCATAAACATTACCTTAGTATCCTTAATGCCATTCTCCCACTGAAAATTTCCTTTAGTGACTAGGGTGCTAGCCTCCATTGATTCATTGTGATCTATTTGCTGATATATTTTTGTTAGATTAAATAAAGATTCTTTTGCTTCGTCTCTAAAAGCATGCTGCTCTGTTCTTGGAAACTGTCTATAAAATTCATTTAACCCGTCTTGATCCTCTTTTAAACCTGCAACTTCATTATCCCAAAATTCGATAACACCCTGCTTAATTGGCATTCCATAAGGATCTTCTACTGGCTCTTCTGGTGTATCGAATACAGGTAGTCCATAAGAATCAATGTATCCCTCGTAGTTCCATTCCATAGGTATGAACAAAGAATATAGTCCTGAAGCAGTCTGTCCATTGCTGTTTCTTCTCGTAACGTCTGACGCATAATATAATTTTTTAAAATTATCTCCTCCTTTGTCTAAAGCGTTAGATGTTGAACCCATCATACACTTCCCAATAATTCTACTACCTAATCTAAGACAAGTCTTTGTAACTCTCCAGTTATTTAGTATGTTATTAGGCCTTTCCCATTTACCTGATTCATCATGCACAAGCAGTTTTAATTTTTCTCCATCATAGGAGTTGTCACCTGTATTTTTCCAGTCAATCGTAGTATCCAACCCTTTGAGATCCTCTGGGTTTTCATTAGCATCAAGTTTCCTTCTTGTAAGTTTTGAAGCAGGTATCCTATATGCAAGCTCTGTTTTTGGTCTATCCATACCATCTTGTATGGGTTTAAAGAAAAACGGGTAGTTAACTGAGATTGGCACAACTTTGTCGGTAAACATTTTTTTTGCATCAGGCCCTGACTTTGAAAGTATTCCATATCTTGAATCTGTTGATATGGTTGCAAGGTTGACAATTTCTCCAGACGACATGAACGAAAACCCACTCCGTCTATTTTTAAGGTAGTCCATTCCAAAACATCTATAGTCTGCCTTGCAGGCTTCCCAGAATATATAGAATAATCTGTTTGATTCTCTAAAATCGGGTGGCCCAACATCAATTTTTGACCACTGCAAGTACATATAATGAGTGCCAGTAATATAAGTAGGATTACTCTTATTATTAAACCAAAATCCTTGTTCTCTTCTTTCAAATTCTTTCTCAATATAATCGTACCATTGTTCTTTAAAATCTTCAGGATACTCCTTCCAATCAAATATTGTTTTTATTCTACTTAATTCTTTTGGGTACTCTGCATGAGACCACTTTTTGTCTTTAAAGTTATGAGTTTCAAACTCAGCAGGCAAAGCTATCTTAAGATTTTGTATCTCATAAATCTCTCCTATCTTACCCGTTTTACTTATAATGACCATGTCATGATCCTCATCATAACCATACTTCCAGGTCTTGTGCCTGTTTTTCTTTTTTATAGTAGATGCCTTTATGTAGTTGTCTAAAACTTTATATAGTGTCTGTTCGTACATACTAACTGAATTTAGCCCTACCTTCTGCAAACCCTTTGAACTCGCTCTTTTTCTTAGTGTCGTCTTTAGGAGTTTCGTCTAGCATCTCTTCTTCTTGCTCAATTCTGTTTAGGATTTCAAAAGCATCAAAAATAGCTAGCTTCTTAGTCGCTGCGGCATTCTTTAGCTTGTCTGCCGTTAAGTCATCATCTGAATCAACAATAGCCTCTTTAGCTACCTTTATTAATTCCTCAACTGCTCTTTGCCCAGCTAGGATTATATTCTTCTTCGTTTCCTTTACGTTCATGTTTCGCAACAATGTTAATTAATTTCATACAATATAATAGCTCGCCATCAATGATAAACTCAAATTCTGATGTTGGCCTGAAAGATACTAAATCTTTTTCATTTATTCCTAGGCTGGCTAAACCTTTGTTCCCAAACTTTAATATTCCAACAAGCGGCTTTTCTTTATCTAAAGAAAAAATATCGTAGCTTACTAAGGGCTTTACAAAACAATAATCAAGATTAGTCTTATTTGTTCCATACATATATATCTGCTCAGGTGAGCAAGCATACATATCTTCTTTAATAAAACTTCTACTGTTTTTTTCGTTTCCTCTAATGTCATAGAATCTTCTAAATACGTTGTGGTGCACTATGACTTTATCCCCAACTTTTATGTTAGTATTTACAGCTAATGGTAAAGCTACCACCTCGGCAACTTTACTCACGCTTTTAAATTCCTCAATTCTTGTATTGACTATAAGGTCAACCTCGTCAACCTTAACAGTATTATTGTATCGACCCTCTGTGGGTTTTACGATAAAATCGTGAATACTTTTCATTAATACTGCAAGTCGTACTCAACTGAGATAGCCATATTGCTATTAAACTTTTTCCAAGGTAGCACTTCGTCACCCTTTTTTATATAGATGTTGTAAGAGCTATCTTTCTCGTCAAGAAGAATATTAGATATTTCGTGACCACCATACACTTGCTGTCCTACAGAATAGTGCATTGCGTCATTTTTGTAATCAGATCCTATGCTGATTTTTCTTACAACACTACTCATTACTTAGATTCTTCTTCCTCAACAGCGGTATAAGTGCCGTCATCAAGGTTAATGTTTACACGACCATACTTTTCTTCTAGTGTGGTTTTTGTTTCTTCAACTTCTTGATTTACATCAAGCATTACACCCATGACCTCGTGCTTTCTAAGTTCTAGTGTTCCGATGTCTTGTTTAATTTGAGCAATTTTTGTTTGTTGCTCTCTGATTAGCTCTAGCTCTTCGTCTGTTATTCTCATTATATTAAATTTAATTTGATTACTTACTTCTTATTATCACTCGCTTTTTACTATTTTTCTGCACTGCTACCATAGTAGTATGCAAAGATGTTAGATATAACAACTCCCTCGACCATACCCATTAGATGCACAAAGAGCTCATTATGTAAAACACCCTCTTCATAAACTACTGCGTATATGATAAATAAAAATGACACTAGACCTACAATTCCCGTAAGCATCATCATAATATCTTTGCTGCCAGTCTTCTTTACCTCAACCTCCCTGCTTCTTGCAGAATCTCTGTCTTTAACCTCTAGCTCGTACATTTCCTTTGTCTTTGCTAAAGCTATCTTCTTATCCTCAGGTTTAATCTTATCATCTTTTTCAATGAGGTTTTTTACCATACCTAACACCCCCGCGTCTGGAAGCAAATCTCCCGCTATATCCAATATGTGCGGAGCGGTGTTCCCTAAAAATGTTCCGAGCTTTGTATCCTTAAATTTTTTAGACATTGTATTTTGTATCTTTATATTTAGTTTTGGATTTTTTGTAAGCTTCTTTTTCCCAAGGAGAATTGGCAGGGCTGGCCATAGCTATCTTAGGATTATTCTTTGAATACTTTTTACCCTTCCAATAGATATTATTGTCGTCGTAATCTAAGTCACCTCGTGACATTTGATTAATATGAACGGCCTCGTGTCTAATAACTTCTTTATGAAACTTAGGGTCTAGCTTCTCATTTATTATGATAGTGCCGTTGTTATTACTTTGCCCAAGAACACCAGGCCCCAAGTCTGCTTCATAGACTGGGGCGGGTTCGGTCTTATATGGCGGGTTAGATAGCTTAAACCCCATATTACATATCGCCTTTTTTCATCGCATCCTTCTCTCTATCCATAACTGGCATGTACTTAAGGTCTGCACTCATTTTAAGTCCACTGTTACCTTTCATGTGTTTTCCAATACAGCTTCCACACTGCATAATGCCGCTTTTTGACATTTTACCGTAACCCATAGAAGTTCCTTTCATATTGATCATACTTTTAATATCATAATCCAATCTTTTCTTGCCTGCGGCAGAAGCATTCTTCTTGTCTTTTTCGTCAGCTGCCACTCTTATCATTTTAGCTTTTGCTGAGTTATCGTACTTTTTTTTCATAATGTTTATTTATTTATTTATTATTAACAGTTCCATCTTCTTCTTGCGGCTCTGCCACGTTCGCTTTTCCAACTTTTAGACCTAGCACAAAACGCTTTTCTACGCTTTGCAGGCTTACCGTCTGGATCTAGTTTTGAAGGATCTTTTGTAACAGCAGTCTTTAACTTGCTACCAGGATTATCCTTTCTATACTTAGCGGTTCCCTTTGCTGTCATCCCACCCCCAGCGGCGGCGCCAGTTCCGGTTTTATTTGCTTTATTATAATATCCTAAAGATTTCTTTTTTGACGGAGCCGGCGGTTTGCTCTTTGCAAAAAACGGGCTTGATGGTTGTGTGTATGCCATTATATTATTTTATATCGTGTTCTGCCGTGCTCTTTATAAGCTGCTAGGCACCTATTCCTGTTTGCCTTTGAAGATACGTAAGATACGTGTACCCAGTCTGGATTATCATAATCCCCAAATTCCCATATCATCTGATCGAAGTCTAAGTTCTCTTTTATAAACTCATACATTTCAGCATTAGTTGCATGACCGTATGAATCGTCTAAATCCATAGCTTGACCTTTGCAATGCTGAGAGGTTGTACTACCACCAACAGATTTGTTTAATTCTGGAGAACGAAAGAAGCTATTGATCCGTATAGGGCCTCCTACGTGCTTTCTAAGGGGTTCAAATACCTTTTCTGATAAAATACCCATACATTTAAGTTGGGCCTCATCAGGGGCGTTATTTAAGTTCATTCGCGCGGCTGTCGCACTTCTTGTAGCTTCTTTATAAGATACGTGTTTACTTATCTTATCCATCGCTTTTACTTTTTCTTTTTAGCTTTCGCTTTTAAGATTGCTTTCTTTAATGCTGGTGGCAGCTTATCTAGCTTTTTATTAACTACTGCTTTTGTAGCTTTCTTTGCACCTGCTTTTGCGCCTTTCTTTACTGCTTTTTTTACTACTTTCTTATATGGCATAATATTATTTTTTGCTGTGTTTTTTATATTTTTTTGCAATTGAGATCCATTTAAATGCGGTATACCCTATGGTTATCAATAGCAAAAGTATTTTAAGTATAACTTCTATATCAGACATAGTAATCATCATTACTAGCATGTTGGCTGCATATAACTTCAAGTCTCCCATTTCCATTAGTTCATACCCATTCCATCCTTGCCTTTAGCAATCTTTGAGATTGGGCCTGGAATATATGCTGGCATGTTTTTGGCTAATAGTTGAATACCATTTGCACCACTACTAGAACCTTTACCCCTTGGCATGTTATCCATATTTAATGGACCATCCCATATTGCGTCAGACCCTTGGGCTGGAGCATACATTCTTTTTGTCTTTACCATATTTTTACTTTTCATAGCTTTTTATTTATACTAGCCCTCTATCATTTGTAGTGCCAAAAATATTATTAGCTGCAAACTGGGTTCGTGGTGAAAAATTTTTATTAGTTGCTTGTACTAGCGGATCAACAATAGGCGCTACAGGTGCTATTGGCGGTATTGCAATTTCTGGCTTTGCTTCCTCCTGTACGGCTTTTGCCATTCCATCTAACCTTGCTTGCTCCATTTCAAGTTCATTCATAATAGTTATTTATATTGATTTATCGTTGTTTACGTTTTTAATTGATTTTATAAGGACTTTGTCAGAGTATCTTTTACCCTTCATTATAACATTTCTTTTTGTACTAGTTGGAATGTCTTCTTCTCCTAACATTATGCGGTATATTTTATTTATTAGCTGCTTGCCTTTGAAAGAAACTTTATACACATTACTTTTAGTAGTTGTCCTGTTTCTTTTCGCAAACACATTTATCCAATCATCCGCTTTTAATCTAGCCCATCTTCTATTATCCCAACTGTAAGAATAAGCTCCATCTATAAAATCAAGTCTGTTAAAAAGACCAATGCAGTCTAGATAAATTAATAACTCTAGATCTGCATCAGAAAGCCCATTGTTTCTGCAAGCCCACCGCCTGATGATGCGGTAATGCTTTAGTAGGCTTAAATTCTTTATATCATTGGCCTCTAAACGTTTCATAAAACAACAACAACGTCAAACTCTTTAATAACCTTATATATAACCTTATCTATCTCCATATCAAACCCTGCGTGCCTGTCGTAGTAAATGGTGTCTCCATCTTGTACTCCTTCAACTAATGTTCCTATGGTTTTTACTTTAGCCTCCCTGTATCTTATATCTTCCCTGTGGCTCTCTCCTAAGATTAAACCACCCTTTGTAGATACTTCGTTTTCTTTTACAGGCTCTATCAACATGTATTTCCCTACTGCCTTCATTATGCTCTTAAGTTATTAATTACACAATCAGTTGCTAGTATCGTATTTGCTACAGATGCCGCATTTTTTAATGCACTCTTTGTAACAAGTAGTGGGTCAACTATTCCAGACTTAACCATATCAACAATCTCTCCTGTTATCACGTTGACTCCTAAACCCTCCTCTGAGTTCACAAGCCCTATCTTAACGCCAGCATTATCCATTATCGTTTGGAACGGTGCTTTTATCGCCTTTAGTAATATCTCCTCTCCTATGTCGTTGGCCTTAACCTTATCACTAGCATTAAGTAAAGCTATTCCTCCACCTGGAAGTATACCTTCTTTAATTGCTGCTTTAGTAGCACAGATTGAATCCTCAACTCTGTCAGCCTTCTCTTTTAGCTCAACCTCTGAGTTTGCACCCACCTTAACAACTCCTACCTTACCTCCAAGCCTTGAAAGCCTTTTTTCAAGCAAGTGTTTCTTGCCGTTAATCTTTGTAGTCTTTAATTCTTTTTTAAGCTGCTTGATTAAGTACTTGACATCATCACTCATCCCATCTACTTGAATAATTGTCTCGTCAGATGTTGTTATTGACTTCAAGCACGTTCCTAGGTGACTTACATCAATTAGGTCCATATCGTCCCCAAGGTCTTCGTTTATTACTGTGGCCCCTGTTAGAACTGCAAAGTCTTGCAATGTCTGCTTCTTATTAATGCCGTAATCAGGTGCATCAATAATGTTAGCCTTGATGTTCCCCTTAGATACGTTCATTGAGATTGCTGTAACTAGTTGTTCATCAGCATCACCAATAATTAATAGTTCTTTCTTGTTCTTAATAACGTGTTCAAGAATGCTTTGAACCTTTCTTACGTTAGGTATCTTACTCTCTACGATTAGCACCAGTGGGTTATTTAACTCACAGGAACCTTTTTCTTTGTTATTAATAAAGTGATGGTTCTTTAAGCCTTTGTCTAGCGACGCACCGTCAACAACCTCTACAGATGTTTCCTCGTCATTAGATATTTCCATACTTACCACACCATTCTCGCCAACGTCTTCAAAAGCTTTGGCTATCATTGACCCTAAATCTGAGTCGTTGTTAGATGATATTGTAGCGACCTGCTTTAGCATATCACCACTCACGTCTACAGCTTTACTTTCTAAGTACGCTACAACCTTTTCAACAGCAGAGCTTATTCCATCTCTTACCTCTCTTGAGTTATAGTCCTTTGTTTCAAATGCCTCTTTTAAAATAGAGTGCGCTAGTACCGTAGCAGTTGTTGTTCCGTCTCCTGCTTCTTTAACGGTTTGTCTAGCGGCTTCCTTTAGAAGTGTAGCACCCATATTTTCAACAGGGTCTAGAAGCGTAACTGAGTTAGCTACTGTCACCCCATCCTTTGTGATTAATGGTTTTCCAGATGAGTCCTCAAGCATAACACACTTGCCGCTTGCCCCTAATGTAGAGCTTACTGCCTTGGTTAGCTTTGAGACCCCCTGAAAGACTTTATTTTTACCTTCGTCTCCGAAGTTTAGTTTCTTAACGATTTCGTTAGACATAATTATATTTGATTAGATTAAATTAAATTGTTACTCCTTTGACCTGGAGTTAAGGTTTTACTCTGTCCCTAGTTGTACAAAAACAAAAGAGTTCGCTGCTATGCAAACGTAAAGTTTGTTTGCGCCTAAATCAAATACCATATCTCCAGCAACGCCTTCTGTTGGTTCTTCAGATACAAATTTAATAAACCCTGCGATGTCATTGATTTTTACACCTTGGTTGTTTGTTCTTGTGTTCTTTGGTTGTAAGTCTGTTCCACTGTTGAAACCACTAAATACCGTGTTTAAGTTAATTACTTCGTTTGCCATTTTAATTTTTGTTTGTTATTGTTGTTATATATAGTTACTTATTTTTTTACTTTTTTACTCTATTCTTTGCAACGTGCAGCATTCTTTCTTCTAATTTAGATACCCTAACCGTTAACTCAAGTATAGTTCTATTAGCTTCTTTCAGCTCATCCTCTAGTTCTTCAATTCTTTTTTGCTTGTAGCTGCTATGGCTTGAGGAAACAGAGTGGTTGATATCCATCTTCTTTTTTATGATGTTCCAAACCTCTTTAATCCCAAACGCACCAGCTAAACCACTTACTATTAATATAAGGCTCTCGCTATCCATATGCTTTTGTTTTTATTGTTTATGTCATAGAGTAGATTTAATTAGATAAAGTTGCTTTGTTATTTTATATTCCTTCCTCGTAAAAATTATCTTGATAGTACCCATCACCTTTTAAAGAATCAACTCTTGCTCTGAGTAATTCCTCAGTCGCAAACTCTTCTAAAATTGGCTGCCCTGTTGCTACTACTTGATTCTCGTCTACGAATCCACAATGTATTACAGCCATATCGCTTGTACTTGCTAAGTACCAAGTCTTGCTTGTTGGTTTTATTATTGATTTTGCCATATTTTTTATTTATTATGCTTCACCACCATCTGTGATTGTCCAATTGTAGGTGTCAGTTAATGTATCTCTTGCAGCTTCTGCCTCTCCTCCTGCAGTATATTTTGAACCTCCTGCGTGAAATGGTACGTTACTATTTACATTTTGCTCAGCCCAACCGATTAATAAAGCATCGTATATTGCAGTTGTAAGAGAGCCAAATAAAAACATATTAGTGGCAGTTGTTAAACTTGTAATATCCCAACCACTAAAATCTGCATCTGTAAGGTTCTGACAGAAGTAAAACATAGTCTGAAAACTTGTAGCACTTGAAACATCCCAAGTTTCAAGAAACCCTCCTGTCATTGCTCTGCAGTCCCTAAAAGTATTTACAAAGTGAGTTGTGTTAGATGTATTCCAAACATCGGCATCAACCCCAGGGGCATACACAAGGTTAGGGTTAAAGTTATTCAAGTTAAGTTGAAACATACTAAAAAGCGCACTTGAATTTGCAGCTAAAGTTGTTTTAAAATGGTCAATATTTCCTTGAAAAAACGCTTGTCTAAGAAACATTCTTCCAAAATTAGTACAACTTGACGTATCCCAATTTAAAAAAGTAGGAGTGTTTAAAGTACTTAAATTGTAAACTCCTGAAAGAAAGAAACTAAGGTTAGTCACATTAGACACATCCCAATTATTAAATGATGGGTTTACAAGTGAGTGTGCATTAAGGAACATCTGTTCCATATTTGTTGCACTTGACGTATCCCAAGAACTAAAATCCCTATCTACAAGCGATATTTGACCTCTAAATGATTTGTAAAAACTTGTGCATTCCGAAACATCAAACAATTCAATTCCTGTATTACCGACAAATGCGTTTGTGTTAGAATCACTCATAAACATTTCATAAAACGTAGTAAACTTAACTCCATCTGTTGCAGATAAATTCATATTGTAGCAATTCTTAAATGCTCCATCATTTGTAATGGCAGTAAACAAAGTTCCCCATTGACTGATGTCAAGGATTTTTAGTTTATCTCCTCCATTTTGAAATGTCCAACCTGTACAACTTCCAAGCATTGTAATAGTGTAAGTTCCTTCAGAATCATAGGTGTGAGTAACTCCACCAACAGGAATTTCTGTAATTGTTTCCTCATTTCCATCTCCCCAATTAATACTAAAATCAACTGCTGAGCCATCTATTATCGGCAACTTAACTTGGTCTGAGTTACTTACTCCTGTGTTAGCTGTATTCCAAGATGTTATAAATGGTAACTGTACAACTCCTCCCGCAGCTCCTCCCCTAATGCTATTATAAGGGGATATTGCCGATGCTGATATAAACGGCATTACTTATACCCGATTATTGCACCTGAAGTCATAGTAATTTCTGTAAATACCTCTCCACTTGGTGCTGTAAGTAAAGCACCTTGCTTTAGGGTTACAGAACCACTTAATCCCATACTAGCAGTATAGTCTTCAAGAGCAAAGAGAGTAGTGCCTATCAATGATGCATCTCCACCTTTTATTCCAGTTATAATCGTATCTTCTTGGGCTATAAATGCGTAGATTCTTAAATCAGTATCTGTTGCTGCTATGTACTGACTACCGAATATACCTGTTAATCTATCTGGGGCTATCCCCTTACTTGTGTTTGCCATCTTATTTATTTGTTTGTTTTATATTATGTTAGTACTGGTCTGTCACCAAATACAATGTAGTTGTCAGCAGAATATTTTTTACAAGTTATCCGCCCAAACTCATTAGTCATTTCAATGTCACTAGTGTCCCCATTTGTAGTAGTTATACCACCTACTACAAGAGTAACCTGTGCAGCATTATTTGTGCTAGCATTAATTAAATGAAATTCTGTTCCAATAGGTGTCGTTTCTGAATCTTCTAATAGTACTTGTACCTCTGAGCCAGCAGTAAAAACCAAGGTAAATCCTAATTCATTTTCCTGGCTTATTGTGTGGCTTGCTCCCCCAATTACGGATACTGGGCTGTACCCTTGTATTTTTAAATTACTTGTAATAGGATTTAATGTGGATACCCCAGTGTTATTCATTGAGAAAGCCCCACTAAGAGTTCTCGCTGTTGCTGCACCTGATGAGTTACCAACTCTAACTTGACCAGTTGACAATGCGTTTAACGTAG